CCACATGACACATCTTTATTAGGAGAGATAATAAGAGAAATCGAAGAACTGAAAATCCGTGTTAATGATCTAGAACGAATCAATGGTGATAGAATTGATGATGAAAAGACAAAACAATTCTATGAAGATAAGTTAGGACTATAAAATGAGTGATATTAAAAAGATAGCAAAGGATTTGTATCACTGTTGTCGTAATGCACAGGGCGCCTATAGTATGCTGAAAACACTCGGTGCCAATAAACATTTACCTGGATATGGCCACTGTGTATCCCGACTGGAAAAGGCCATCCAGCAGTATGTTGAATGGGAAATGAAAAGATGAAACAACGTGATTGGGTTGAGGAATGGGAAAATAGAGAACGCTGGGTTGTTTTCGACCAAGCAGGAGCATGCTATGGTCAGGTAATGGGAGAAGAATTTAGAAACGATGAAACTGTTCTTCTTGTAAGATGCAAATGTGATATTACTCAATCTAGGCCACAAGCAACAAATTTTATTAAACCTAAAAATATTCAAAGTGAACATAATAGTTTTAAGGAAGCAGAGGATGCCTATCAAAAAAAATATAACAAATGATTTTGAGAGAATGTCAAAGTTAAGTGTTGAGGAATACACACTTTATAGAAAGTGGTACGAGATCAACTCTAGAGAATGGAACAAGAAAGAACTACAGAGAATATGGGAAGTTGAACATCAAATATGGGTACCAAATAAACCTATAGATTTTGAGGACTTAGAGCCTATTTTAATTCACGCTGACAATCCTTTTTGGAATCAAACATGGAATATTCTGAGAGTTTTCACCTCTACAATGCCATGGAACATGAATGTCGGGCGTTTACAGAGGTTCGTTGTAGCAAATAAAAAGGACAACAAATTTTTAGGTGTTATCTCCGTTGCTTCTGACTTCATTTCCCTTGGCGGTAGAGACAAAAAGATAGGATGGGGTTATGATATGAGAGTCAGAAGGAGAATGATAAATCATACGGCTATGGGCTCGTCAATCGTTCCTACCCAACCATTCGGATTCAACTTTGTTGGTGGTAAACTCATAGCACTTTTGACAGTATCAGATTTTATAGAGAATATCTGGAACAAAAAATATAAAGAAACACTGATAGGTGTTACAACGACAAGCCTATACGGAGGGTTCTCACAGTATTCTGGGCTCCGATACTGGAAAAAATGTAAGAGCACGGAGGGGCGAATCCCGCTTGAGCCAAGCGATGAATGTTACAAGCATATCCGAGCTTGGGTAAGGGAGACATATCCAGAGGACTTTGACAGGCTAACGAAAAACGTAGACAAAATTCTCTCAAGACCAAAGGCTAGACTCTTAAATTTTGCATATAAGCAACTCAAAATAAAACCGCCTGAAAATGATTTCTCCAGAGGAGTCTACTGGTGTCCACTATATATGGATTCGGAAGCCTTTCTAAGAAAAGAAACTAAAGATTTAGGTAAAAAAAGATTTGACAACAGTATAGGACATCTTACAGACCTTTGGAAAGAGAAATACGCACGTAAACGTATTACCAACCTCTTACAATCTGGAGTATACAATACTAGAGGATTGTTTTATAATGAAATGATAGACTTAAATTGGAACGAAGCTAAACAAAAATACTTATCAGGAGTAGGAAAATGAAGAAAAACTAAAGGAAAGGAGGGAAGTAAAATGAAGAAACTAATCACTTTAGCTGTAACACTTTTCGCACTGTTAGTATTTGCAGTACCGGCCTTAGCATGGCAGACGTGGACCATCAAGGTCTACAACGCCAATATGAAGGTTGTGAAAGTCATCAAGACTAAGCAGTTCCCATGGAAAGGGAACAGTGGTACAGTCTATTACAGAGGTAAGGACGGGCTATCGATAGAGAGCTTTATGCCCTCTATATCTCAGAGCGTCGAAATTACACAACAGAACTAAACAAAAATACTTATCAGGAGTAGGAAAATAGAAACCGATGTTTTTTACCAATGTATTTTATGATACCAGAAACTCCATAATCCATTTGTGGGAAAAAGATGGAGACACACCTAAATATGAAGAAATTTATTGGGTACCGTATGTCTTTATGCGTGACGCTGAAGGAAACACAAAGACAATAGATGGCGAAACTGTTAGTAAAAAAGAGTTTTCAAATTATCAAAGTTACTACAGTTATTGTAAGGACAACCACTCAATCTATGAGAATAAAGTAAGACCAGAAATTCAATTCTTAACAGAATCATACAATTCCATACCAGATGATGAAATTGTAGTACCTCGTTTGAAGATATACAGTATTGATATTGAAGTTGCCAATGAAGAAGGATTTCCTCATGCAGAAAAGGCAGAATTTCCTGTTGTTCTTATAACAATATACGATAACTATACAGGACAATCTATAACTTTCGGTGAAAAGGAATTTAAGGGTAGACTAGCTAAAAACGCTGTATATCTTCACTGTGAAAGAGAAGAAAAACTCCTACAGAAATTTTTCAAGTATCTGAATAAATTCCCAGCAGATGTAATTTCGGGATGGAATATATGGAATTTTGATTTACCATACTTGATTAACAGAACGAAAAATCTTTTTGGTAAAGACACGAACATCTATAAGATGATGTCACCTATAAATGTAGTCAGGACATGGGAGTCCAAGAAATATGGTGATATGAACATAGATATTGCCGGTGTCACCATACTAGATTTTATGGACTTATATAAGTGGTATTCACCACATAATTTAGAAAGGTATAGTCTTGATTTTGTTAGTAATTTTGAACTTGAAAAAGGCAAAATTGATTACTCTGAATATCAAGACCTGATGGAACTTTACAGAAAAGACTGGAGTAAATTCGTCAGGTATAACATAACAGACGCCAAACGTGTCTATCAGTTAGAAGAAAAATGTGGCTACATTAAACTTGTGCAGTCACTTTCACTTCTAACTAAAGTTCCAATGAAATATTATCCAGTTATGACACAATTAATTGAGGGCGCTCTGCTTACACACTATAGAAGAAATGGACTGTGTGCACCATATTTTGGCGGAGGTTATCAAGAAACCTTTGAAGCGGCATATGTTAAAGAACCTCATGTGGGTATGTATGACTGGGTGGTAGATTTAGATATTGCATCTAGTTATCCTACTGCAATCATTACACTTAATATGTCACTTGAAACATTCTTTGGTAGAATTATAAATTTATCAGAGGAACAAGTTATGTCTTATGTGAAAAGACGTATGTTCCCTGAATTTGATATGTATAAAGATACAGGAAAGGTTTCATTCAGTGGTCCAAAACTTAAAAAGTTTAATAACGCGATCAATAGGGGCCTCTTGGCCATCGCTCCTTGTGGTTCTGTGTTCACTACCTCTACTCCTGGTGTTCTGGCTGATGTCGAAAGGGGGATATTCGCCAAAAGAATCCAAGTCAAAGAGGAAATGATAGACTTAAAAAAACGTATTGCTAAGTTTGTAGAAGGAGCTGAACAAAGAGAAGAATTTGAAGAAAGAGCGCAGCAGTTATTTGACTTACAATGGGCACTCAAGATTCTACTAAATGCCATGTTTGGTGTTACAGCAGTGCCATATTCACGATATTTCAATACAAATATATCAGAGGCTATTACATCTTGTGGTCGTGAGACTATCAAGGCAGGAGAGAAATTCGTCAATCAATTACTTCAAACTAAGTGGATTGAAAATGAATTATTTCTAACGGCGTTACATAACGGTGTTGACCCTAAAATTATAGAGAAAACAAAACATGAAGATTGGGTTGTCTACATTGATACCGACTCTCTATTTATAAGACTCGGTGACTGGTTGAGTATAGTAATAGGTGATACCTGGCTTGAGGCAGAAGATAAGGATAAAATTAGATATATAAGGGGTTTATCACATGCGATTGAACAATATGTTGACGCACGCTGTTATGATGAAGTTCAAAAACTTACTTATAACTCACAAGTGGAAGACTTCAGAATTACTTTTAAACAAGAGATCATCGCAAAGGCAGCTCTTTTTGTTAAGAAGAAAAAGTATGCATATTGGTGTGTTGACGAGGAAGGGGCGCCAGTTGACAAGGTCTCGGTGACAGGACTTGAAATAGTTAGATCAGATTCAGCAGAAGCCGTTAGAGAAAGATTGAGAACAGTGGTGGAAATGATTCTGAAGAAAGCACCTGAAGCAGATATTATATCAAT